GACGATTGCTCTGAATAAGGGCGATGATTTTCGAGCCGTATTGCGGATCGGTCGCGTACCCGCTCAGACGCAGGGCTTCCGCCTGAATCTCGGGAGTAGGCGCCTTCCTGACGCGTTCGTAGCGAGAGAGCTGAAGCAGCAGATCCTGATCCTTATAGAAATCGTAGATGCTGTCGTAAGCGCGGAACAGCGCCGTCGTATCGACCCTCGCACCGTTCTCGACTTCCCACGTTCCCTTGCGCACATACTGGCCTTTCCAGTAAGCGTTCGTTTGGCCGCTGCCGACCTTAATCCCTCCGAGATTGTTCCAAGGATGCAGCACTCCCCCCGTTTCCAGCAGGTTTTGGGCCAACCTGACAGAAGGAAACAGAGGGGAACCTTCTCTTCTAACCCGGATCGCTATCGGAGCCAATGTGGCGATAAACTCCGCTCTGCTGAGCTTGACCATCGGATCTTTCCTCCCTCTTTTTCGTAAAATGATAGACGCCCGACGCCGTCAATCCGATTACGGAGATCGTCGTGAGTGTCTGCTGAACTTGCTGCGGTACGAGTATGAAGACAGTCGCGATGAGCAGGCTGACGAGGTGGTAGTAGCGGCTCGGCACGCGAAACTCCTTCGCGACGCCCACATATGCGGCGACTATAGGAGCAAGAAGCGCCACCTCATCGGTCATCGAAATCAGTTTGTCCATAGTGTATTCAACCTCCTTGCAGGTTGGTCACGGCCGCAATCACGGCGGCGACGATCGCCCCGACCAGCGTCCGCCACAGCCAACGCTGGTTGTCGGCAATCTCGTCTATCCGCAGATGCGCCGACCTTGTCGACTGCAGCGCTTCAAGCGCCGCGTCTCTCGCTGCCTCCGCCGTCTCGCGGACATCGGTCAACGCATCTATCTTCGTCTCCAACCTAACGACGCGCTCCCGAATTTCCGAGAGCACGCGCGCTTCTTCGCTGGACATGTGGCGACACCTCCTGGGATTTAATAGTTTTTTGTGATATTAGTTGAATTAATCTGTGGGGTTAATACGGCCCGGCAAATTTCTACTTCCCGTTCATTCGGACTCCAGTGCCTCATTCAGAATAGCTTCCACTTCCGCTCGCTTGGACTCCGGTACGTCGTCTATCGTTTTGATTCCTTTTCGAATCAGGCTGGCGTAGATTTGTGCCATGGTTTTCAGCTCCCTCCCGTGCTTATTCCAGCAACGTTAATCGATAAAATCGAACATTGGCATTCAAAACCCTCATTTTCAAGCACCGTTACTCGAAAACGTCGATCAACGCTCACATTTTCCAGCCATTTCGGGCAGTGATACTCTAGAAAATCGAGTAACTGTCTCTTGTTCTCTGTGCACGAAAACTCGAGCAACCGACAATCCTATCGCTTCCCGCCCGAAAATACACTCATCAACCTCTGCAACCCAGGCATCGCCCCCGAGTTCGTCTCCACCAACGTCTCGTAGATTTCCGTCAGTCCCAGCATCACCTCTACGCTCTCCGCTTCGAGCTGAGCAATTCTCTGCTCTGGCGACAATGGCACCGGGGCGTTCCTGATCTCGTCGATTTGCTCCTGTGGCAGCCCTTCGCCCCAGCACTCCGGCCGGATCGGCTCAACGTATGCCGGACGTTCTCCGCGCTCCTCTTCGGGTAGAACGTACCAATCGGCGAGTTCCTGATCATAGGCCTCGCGGGAGGTGGCAAGCCCAGCCTGATAATCGGCCCATAAATTAAAGTCCCAACGGGGCTTAAACAGCCCGTTTGGGACTTTCTCGGCGATGATATATCCGGTTACGATTTCTTCCAGCTCCTCGCCGTCTTCGGCGGGTAGCAGCTCGCGGATTTCCGTCACGCCTGTTTGCGAAAATGGGACTAGCACAGGCTCGACGTAATTGCCTTCGAGGTCTACTTTTGTGGCTTCTTTCATGCGGGCGTCCCTCCTTATCTGCCTTTGTAGGTGACCGTACCATAAATAATGTGCCCCGTTGAAAAGTTCGTGCTTCCAGTTACAATAATCCCTCCGAGTGTTGAATTTACTCCAAGTCCTAGCCCAGTTGTTCCGGTATTATTGTTGGAAGTCGTAAACGCTGTATTGTTAGCGGAACGATATTCAAAGGGTAATCTACAAACGATGGTGTTTAGAGCAGTTACACCAACCGTTAAAGCAAATGTTAATGTCACGTAGCCTTCATCGTTTCTTGAATATCGAAGGAGCCCCGTCCAATCACTCAACAATGCTGCCTCAATCCATTGCGGTTGCTGCTTCTGCGCCTTCGTATTCTGCAAGACAGACGTTTCCGTCCGGGCCTCGACCAGTTCCCGCACGAGCGACTCCACCGATTCCCGAATGTTCGGCGCATACTCCGCGCTGATCGTCTGCGGCGCGATGCCGATCGTGTAGGTGTCGAGCGCCAGGTAGGTGACGCTGTAAGCGGCGGCTGGGTCGTATTGACTTGTCGCGATTTCCAGATAAACGTCACCGAGAATGGGGTGTGTTGTCGCATTTACAAACTCGCGCCAATTATCCTTTATTCCGTTCCGGTACACACTCCTAGCACGTTTGGGGCGATATTTCAGCAGATACGCCGGATCAGATGTGCCTTCTATCCAATAAACTGTGCCATCGGGCTTCCGATAAGGCTTCGCCACTTCCCGCGCTACAATCCCCGTCCCGACCTCGACCTGATTGTCGCCCTCATGCAGCATTAAGGACCCTTCATAAGTGGTGTTCTCGTCTAAACTTTGGGCGAGTTGGTACATGAGGCGGTAGGGAGTCCATGTACTTAACGGATTGACCGATGTCGGCAAAGTAGTTGTGTGCCCTGTCTTTGCCGTTCCAGCCGGTGTAATATGACGCCAAGCCTTCGTACCTGTGCTGTATGGAGTTTCATCATCGGCTATTCCGTCCCGGTACATTCTCCATCCATAGAAATAAGCCTTAATCTCATCTATTGTAGGTGTGTAGGATTCTCCCCAGCCGCTGTCAGTGTTCGGAATAGACAAAACGGTATTGCCGAGATTTGACCAGTTAGTCGCACTAAGATAATCCGCGCCGTCAGTTGTCGGTGCGCCATACTTAAGCTTGGAGCCGTCGAATTTAATCACATTAGGTTCGACATTCCGTTCGTATCCGACGGGAAAATTCAATGTTTGAACGGTTTTATATCCCGTCCCCGAAGCGCCTGATTGAAATCCCCACACCAACGATCCATCTAACGCCACTTCCCGGAACCGACGCGTCACCCTCGGTTTGCCTTGTCCATCCGTATACAACCGATCTGCTACGCTGCCGTCTATATTGGAACGGAGGTTGCAGTCTGGTAGATAGAGGTAGGACGGCTTCTGCGGCTCGAACGGGAGGGGTTCGGCGCCGAGATTGAGCATAGGGTTGGAGAAAGTGAAAGTTCCGGTAGCAAACACAGGGTTATCATCTATGCGATTCACATAATACACCCGAATCGCGCCGCACCCTGTGGGAATAGTGAACGTATATGGGTTTGAAATTTCAAAGATTTGTGACCCTATTAATTGACCCGAGTCGCCGACGGATTCGAGATTCGGAAAGTATTCCAGACGCAGACTACAACCTGTTGGAATATTATCGTTAGATACGGTATAGGTTTGATTCTGCAAAACTTCTAGCGAATAATACATCCCAAACGCAAGTCCTGTATCTGAGTTAGCAAAGGAAAATTTGTACTGATTTTCGATTGTTACACCCGCTTGCATCGCCCACTCCGAAAACGGCGGAAGCAGATTCTTCCCCTTATTCTCGATATAGACGGCATTGACGTGTTTCATGTCGTCTACGTAGGGATACAGAGCCGCAACCTGATCGGCGGTCATGCTTATGAGCGCATCCTTTTCTGCCGTTGTGATCTTGTAGAGGCGCACACCATCAACATACATGGAATTTCCGACCACTCCATTAAGCACCACATTTAGACCAGTACCCGTCTCTGCCGTTCGGGATACGATGCAAGCGATATTTTGGAATCCTGTATTAGCCACGGATGCAGCCCATTCCTTGACAGTGGGAATCCCACCGAACATAAATCTCGCACTCGTTCCGGAGACTACCTTCACTTGCGCAATCGCGAGATACAAGGAATTGGTTTCAAGACGGCTGTCCAGTATTGGCGAAGATACGCCACAGAACGTTCCGTTTGCAATAGCGGCTTTGATCGACTTCGATCCGTAAAAGAAATTGGTTGTATCCTGCGTGAGTGTCGTTGCTGCGCCTCCGTACGACAACCACTTACTAATATCCTCACAATTCCCATCCCGCCCCAACAAATTAACGAGCGTCCGCCCCTCCATAGTCGGATGCAAAATCGCCGGAACATCCCCACCTTGAATGACCTGGACACCTTGCGTCAGAGTCAATTGTTCATTAGGCTTGTTCTCCAATTGATCATAGATTTCCGAGATTGCACCTGCCACATTTGCCGACGAGGTAGGAAGCTCGTCCAAAGCGCCAAGAGCCTGATCAATGCTGTCCATATTTTCATTCAGTGTGTTAATACTGACAAATTCACTCTCTAACGGCTTCTTAAGCCCAAGATTAGGAGTCGTCTCCGCCATTAGCTCCAGCTCCTTGTCATCACTTCACCCCAGGTGAAGGTACTGAGTTCGCCCCACGTCTTCTGCTTCAGTTCGCTCCACTGCGTGTAGGTGAAGGCGTATTCGACGGCGAGGTGCGCCGGTTTGATTTCTTCGATGACAGCTTTGAGGTCGTCCAGGTTAGGCGGAATTCCCCGCGTATCCACGAACTTCACCGTGAACGTGTAAACTTCCGGTTGAAGCGTCACATCGACCGTTCCGCCGTCATAGGCTTCGGCTACCGACTTAATCAGGCTGACCGTCACCGTCCCAATACCGCGCATCTTGGACAGAATGACACTCCGTCTTTGCCCGATGGGCTTGGAAGCATCGACTGTAATGCCCAGCTCGTTTTCCCAATGCTCCAATCCCCAAGTCGCCGTCGAGACAAAATATTGCTCAAGCGTGCCGTCAAGCGCCTGCCATAGAGCGTCCAGTTCCTTGCCTTGAGACTCCATGTTGGCGCTCATGACTCTAGAAGTAGCATAATAGTCCGGGAGAAAGGACAACATCTCCTTCCCCCGGACGCTCGTCATCGCATAGTTACTCAATTAAGCTCACCGTCCCGATTACCGCGACTTCGCCAAGCGATAAATCGATATTTTCAATACCGCCATTCACTTTCAAATCTTCGAAATCGACGATTCGCGGAATATCCAGCAAGATCGCCGAAATCCGGTTGTAACGAATGAGAGAGTCAACAAAAGCGAGCTGTTCCAAATACTCCGCCAATCCCGCTTCGAAATCCTCTCGAGCCTGTTCCAAAGTCGATCCGCTTGCCAGCGTCAGCTTGGCTTCTATATTAAGCGGCACTTCGATCGCTGCCTCTACCGTTACCGCAGCGCCGATCGGAGCTTTGCCTTCTCCTTGGCCGATGGCGGGAGAAATATGCTGCTGAACTGCATCCACAATCGTCTGGCTAGGGGCTCTCTTATTGTCATCAAGCACATAGATCCTGACCGTTCCGGGACCGTCCCATAGCGGTTCGACCTGAACCCGGCTTACCCCCGGCGTCTCCAAGGCCCATTGCTGGTAGTCCGCCCGATTGCCGCTCGTGCCCGGCTGACGTACCTTCAATAGATACCGCGCAAGCAGAGGCTCATCGGACTCTTCATCAGCTCCCCCGGTAATTGCCGCCGTATTCGTAATTCCCGTTACGCCCGTAATCGGCTGGACGAGCAGGCTGACCGCGCCAATCGGAACGTTGCCGCGAGTACCCGGCTCGACCGCTCGAATCGGA